ACATCTAGATATTCGCACGAAACAATCGCTTTAGCATTTGCGATCACAGAAGAAGCTATCGAAGACAATCTTTACGATAGACTTGCTTCTAGATACACAAAAGCATTAGCGAGATCGATGGCAAACACTAAGCAAGTGAAAGCTGCGAATGTATTAAACAATGCATTCAGCACTTCATTTCCTGGTGGTGATGGTAAGCCGTTATTAGCGGATGACCACCCAACGATAGCTGGTACTTTCAGAAATGAGTTATCAACATCAGCTGACCTTAACGAAACATCGTTAGAGCAGTCTTTGATCGACATTAACGCATTTACTGATGAGAGAGGCCTAAAAGTTGCAGCAAGAGGAGTAAAAATGATTATTCCTTCTGAGCTTCAATTTACTGCTGAGAGATTGATGAAATCTCAAGGTAGAACGGCTACAGCTGACAATGATTTAAACGCAATCGCGTCTATGGGAATGATCCCACAAGGTTATGTAGTAAACAACTACTTAACTGACACTGATGCGTTCTTTATCAAAACAGACGTACCTAACGGTATGAAAATGTTTGTCAGAAGTCCAATCAAAACAGCTATGGAAGGTGACTTCGATACTGGTAACGTAAGATACAAAGCTAGAGAGAGATATTCTTTCGGATTCTCAGACCCTAGAGGTATGTTCGGCTCACCAGGTGCGTAATCACTTGATTAACTGAATAATTAAGGGCGATCCTTGTGGTCGCCCTTTTTTTATGATAGAAAGATAAGACCCATGAAAAACTTCCGCGTACAAATCAGAGCATACGGCTATTATGCTGATTTCAATTTATTATCTGAAGACGATGATAAAGCTTTTGAAAATGCACTAGTTGACAAGCTAGGACAAAATGATATAGTATGGGAAAAAAATGGATTTATTAGTAAGTCCAAAATATGGTTAACCTATGAGGAGGTTATAGATGCAAACTCACATCAGAGATCTTTACAAAGCGAAGAGAGGTCTCGAGACAGAGTGGGCGGTACAGCAACGGGATAATCAGAGATATACTCTGGATATGGTCCGGATTGATAACAAGATAAGAGATGTTGTTAATCAAATTAAGTTAGAAGAAGCTAAATTAGCTAATCTAACTAATAAGATCGAAGATGCTGCACCCAGCGTTTCAGTAGCTACGTAAACAAAAGCTACATCGTTGAAATACGTAACTTCACTACAGGATCTCTTGCACTTCATACAAAACTAAGTTATAAAATCCTTACTATACAATTAATTAGAACATAGACGCGGTATAGTCGACGGCCTAGAGACTATGTTCGGAAACTAGGAGGATATAATTATGGCAAATACAACGTTTAATGGTCCGGTACGTTCGGAGAACGGATTCGAATCAATAACAAAAAACGCAACAACTGGTGCAGTAACATCTAACGCATCTTACGGAAAAGCTATTAGAGGTGGTGTTCAATCTCTATCAGGCGCAGGTGCAGTTGATCTAACTAATCTAATAACTGAGGTAACTACTACTGGAGCTGATGCATTAACTTTAGCTGACGGTACAACTTCAGGGCAAATTAAAATCATTAACATGATTGTTGACGGTGGAGATGGAACTTTAACTCCAACTACTTTTGCAAACGGAACTACAATTACGTTTGACGCAGTAGGTGAGTCAGCTACTTTAGTTTGGAACAGCACTGTTGGTTGGGTTGCAACTTCAACAGTTGGTGCAACAATAGCGTAATAGTTAATTATCTTGGTGGGAAACTTCGAGACTTTTTGATCTTGATACCCACCAAGACCAATAAGGAGATAAAATATGAAATCAGATGTAAAAGCAGTAAGAGTTACAGGAGCTGGCACAGTGTTCGCAGGTAGAACAAGATTAAGAGGATTAATTGTTGTTAGCGACGGCGGTGGATCTGCTGGAGGAATAACTTTGCAAGATAACACAAGTAGCACAACTTTGTTTCAAGCAGATGTTGCTAATG